ACATCTTTACAACAAAAAAGGGGTCAGATTTTCACCTGACCCCTTAAGATTCCTTTACGGATTTATCTCATTTGGTCAGGTTAAGGCATTGCCTCCTGTTGGTCTATCACTATGTTCGGTATTGAGCCAAATATAGATCACGGGCATGGCACAAAAATTATATTGTGCTTTTTGCTTTCGTGAATGTTTAAAACTGATAGTTTTGTTGTACATAAAATTTCCTTAGTGTTTTAGAATTTGGTTGCAACGGATGGGAGTTGAACCCATTTTATCTGGCTTATGAGGCCAAATCAAATGCCGACCTGCCCCCTGCTATAAATTCTTTTTTCCTTTCAAAGTATTTATATAAAATATAACATATTACAACGTGAATGTCAAGAAAAAAAATTGATTTTAGGAATTTTGTTCTAATTTCTTCAAATCTTTTCATCTTTCTTTTAATATAACCTATTTCCAAACGAATGTCAAGGTTTTTTTTTAAATTATTTCTTTATATAATATAGAAAGAAATATTTCAATCATATCTCATTAAATGTTCTTCATCACCAGATTTGAGGTTAGACATGACTTGTTGTGCTATTTCTTTTGCTTTGGCTTCGTTATTACCAATATAAATCACATCGTCCTCTTTTAATCCACCAAGTGCTTGCCTCATCATACCTTTGACGTCTGATTTGAAAAGAATATCTAATTCTTCTGAATGATTAGTTCCTTTAGTAACAACCCAGAATTCCCCAAAGTCGTCTTCAACCATTTCAAGAAGTTTTTTTTGTTTAATAAATTGTTTCAAACTCATTATTCTTCTCCGCCGTCTTCTGGTTCTTCTACTGGTGCTTCATCTGGAATTTCATCGGAACTTTCATCTGGTTCGTTCATTTCAGATTTTTTTTCAATTTTTTCAGTGACAATATCAATCTTAATTTCTACTGTAACTTTTTCACCTTCGGATTCATCATAATTTGAAGTAGCGATAAATCTCGGTCCATTCTTAAGAACGCCTTCGTTATGTTCTTCTACACCAATTTGCAAGTTGTTAATAATTTGCATTTTTTCATCGTCTGACAAGTCAAACTCGGTTAACACATATTCTTTAAGAACATCAATGATGTTTTTAAGAAGATTGCTTGAGACTTTTTTTGCATTTTGTTCTTCAAGCTTACGTTTTACGAATTCAGTAAATAATCCCATCGTAACTCTCCTTTAAGTACTTATTTTTAAAAGATGTTGAAAATCCTCTTTGTTTACTCTTGTGAATAATCCATCACATTTATATTCTTTTTCTTCAGTTAAATCACTGATAATTGTTTCAGCAGAAGCTTTTAAATCTTCAAGGGTTCCATCATTAGAAATTATATAGTCCCAAACTTTCCATCCATCAAGAGCTGTTTCTGAATCATGTGAAGCAATCTGCTCTTGAGTATTTATATTTCTTTCAATTCTAATTGCAACAACTTCGTAATTGTCGTCATAAATTCCGGTAATTTCATTAGGAAAACGACAGTCTGTTACAAGGATTACATCATTATTAGATGCGATTGCTCTATTCTTTACCTGATTAACCCACCAGTTATCATTAACTCTATTACGAAAAATTTCAGTTCCGTATAGTTGTAAAATATTTCTGGTAATATCTGTTTTGTCTTCATACCAGTTATAATCTCTTATTCTAAGTTTATCAATGGTTTTTTCAATTTCATTGATAAAATGAGGATAAATCATCGATTCTCTTAAATCATTAAAAAGATTAACTTTTGTTTCAATCTGTTTAGCAATGTCATCAAGAACATCAGCGAGTTTCTTGAAATCTTCTCTACATCCATCTTTAAGGTCTTTTGCGAATAAGTCTGTTCCGACTTTTATTCCTTTTGCTTCAAATGCATTCTTGAGGTATTCAGCAAATTGATTCTTTCCAGTTCTCATTCGACCAGAAATCAATATAACTTTTTTCATATTTCAACTCCTTAATAAACAAGATATAATTTATATAGAAATAACTTATAAAATATTTTCAAACAACTTCATTTAAAAGTTGTGCTGATACGTCCAGATAATCTTTACCGAGAATTCCTTCTGTAATGATACCGTTAGTCATCTTAACTTTACCACAATTACAAGAACCATTTTGTTCAACTACAGAACCACAATGAATGCACTTTGATTTCTTAATAATTTGCATATTTATTCTCCTTCTTACTTTTAAAATTCATTATATTCGTCGTCATCATCTTCGTCTAAATCTTTTTGATATCTTGATTTGATTTCATCAACGATTGTTTCTACTCTTGAAACAAGACTTCCATCATAATCAAATTCTTCATCGTCATGATTAGTATAATCAATTACAACTCTTCCGCAAACTCGACACTTAAATTGATTTTCTGGAATTTCGTCTGGTTCTTTAAAAACATAAATTCCTAATCCACAAACACATTCAACTTCTAAAAAGCAATCCGCAAAAATACCCTCTTCATTATCAGGATGTTGATCCTTTACCATATCTATCTTGTCTTCAATCATCCTTTTATAATATTCTTGTATTTCAGATTTTGAACAAATTGATTCTCTTTTTCCATTTTCCAATATGTCATTGAATCTAGAACTATCAAGACAAAGGTCAATTCCTTTAAGATTAATATTGTATCCCTGTTCTTCAATAGAGTCTAAAACGATATTTTCAAACATCTTAATACCTGAAATATATCCTAACAACCAATCTTTATTTTTTACAACTATCGGAACCCATTGATGCTTACCTTCAAAAATTGGTGACTTATATTGCATAGATACCTCCTTTGTATAGGAGTATTTATACACCACCAGCTATACTATTTTTTCCGTAACGAAAAATTTCTAATATCTCTTTAATTTGTTTTTCTTCAAGAATTTGTATATAACGTTCCGCATCAGCGATACCAACTTCAAAGTAATTTGCTATTATTTGTTTTTCTTGAATTGAAAAGTCTTTCTTCTTTTTAATGTAATTAAAAAATTGCTTTCTCTTTGGCATTAATGAGAAAAAATATTTAAAGTGAACATTTTTAGGAATATCATACTTATTGATTTCGTCTACAACTGGTACGAATACTTCACACATTGAAATAAAACGATTAATCATGTAAGGTTGATAACCTTTTCGGACTTCCTCATTGTCAAAATCAAGGTCTTCATTATTTTCAGTTAAAGCCTTGAGATAATCAAATATTTCCATTAAATTAGTCCTTTTTAAATTTCAACTTTTTCAATCATTTCTGAAACAGCTTCTTGAACGGCATCGTAAATTTGATTAAGAAGTTTAGTTTCCGCTTCTTCAGAAAGATTAGGAATGTCAATTTTTTTATTAATAATTTCAATGTATCTCTTTTGATACTCTTCACATTTCACATACTTTAAAATTTCTTTTTTAATTCTGGGCCATAATATTTTAGCTCCAATTTTTTGAATCCAATTCATATTTACTCCTTAAGTTCAAAATGAACTAAATCATTAAAAGTATTATCTGATATATCTCTATCCATATCCCAATCTCCACCCCAACGAATTTTTATTCCAAGTTCATCAGCAGTTCTCATAACATAACCACTGAAATAATAACATTGACTAGCATCCCAAACAATTTTCCCATTTATGTATGGTGCAACGTCAACTGCTTTTGACAACATATATGGTTCAAGAACATTATGCTTTGAATTTGGCCATTTAAGTTTACTCTTACCCTCATTGAAATATTTATCTTGTGTTGCTTTATCTCTTCTACCTTGGATGATACTACAATCGAAACTTTCCACGACTATAGAGAAAAGAACTTGTAGTCTCGGATCGCAAGTAATTAGTTCTCTTTTAGAAACTCTTCCAAATCTATTTGACAAAGGAATATCTGGTAATGTTGCTCCACAATAGTTCATTTTTAATACTCCTTATGTTTTGTATTATACCATTCAATATGAATAATTTGAAGATTTAAAATATTTAAATCAAAATAAAGTCCTGGTGAATGATCCCCACTATGAGAAAAAGAAAAAGAAAAATCAAGCAATTGCACAGACCGTTCCCAACTCCAAAAATTAAATAAAATTAATTCTAAAACATTATTTTTCCAAAAAAAATCTTTTCCAAATAATTTCATTTAGCCCCCACAAAAGGATTGATTATAATAAGTTCATCATATCCTTCATCATCAGTTGGTGGTTGAAAGTTTTCTTTCATTCCATTAATAACCATTTAAATCACGTCGTAATTTAAGGGTTAGATAAGATCCTAATCCAATTATAGGTGATAATACAAATCCGCTTAATAAGGCTAACAAAAGTGGATTAGGGTGATTAGCAGCAGGGATACTGTATAAACCTAATACTAATAAAAAATAAGATATAAAAGCAAACAACATCATAAATAATACAATTCTTAAATTTGTTTCAGAAATCCAATCAAGTATTTTATCCAAATTTAACATACAAACTCCTTTTTCTTTCTTCTATTTTCAGCACTTCTTTTACCATATCGGTTGATAATAACAGTATTCTCATTTTCTTGTGCTGATTTTCTAGAGTAAGTTGATTTACCAGAACCGGGGAATCCAATGTTAATATATACTATACTCATAAATCAATCTCTATGATTTCTGATTGAACTTCTTTAATTTTAAACTGATCACGGGTGAAAGGTAATTTCAAA